AGCAGCAAACTTTGCATTTGCAGGGTGCTTCCCTACTCGGCAAGGCTGGGATAAAGACAGAGAAAAGAAAGACAACAAAGAATTGGAATCCTATTACTCTGCTGTAAAGCAGGGCGTAGAGCCAATATCTACCAAACAAAAAGATATAGACGCAGCACTCAGATTATCCAACGAATCTGGTAAAGCATTCGATGGAAATACACTTACCTTCAAGGAGTAAGAAATGCCTACAGCAAAAGACCCAAACCTACAGAACAATAAGTACAACCCTGCAGATCATCCTGGTTGGTACAAGGAATATCCAGCAGACCAGAACAGCCGTCCATTTATGACATACGAAGAATTGCAAAAGGGCGCTAATGGCGCATACCCAAAGGGGCAAAAATAATGCCGATGCACTATGGAAAGAAGCACGAGAAGACCGAATCCAAAAAGGAAATGGTCAAGGAATACGGCAAGAAAGCCGCTATGAAAAAGATTGCTGCTAAGAAAAAGGCCAAGAAGAAATGAAGAAGACTAAAGAAGCAAAGGTGATGGGCGAGTTCAAGCGCGGAACCTTGCATTCAGGTAAAGGTGGCCCAGTAGTCAAGAGCCGCAAGCAAGCAATCGCTATCGCTTTATCTGAGGCTGGCAAGTCCAAGCCAAAAGCTAAGAAGAAAAAGAAGAAGTAATGTCGTCGGGTCAATACCGCCGACGTGAGAAGTTCAACTCTGTCATTATCAGAGACGGGATGGTTGTCAGACTCAACAAGAATGGCACGATTCGTGCAGTTCTAGGAAAGTATGGTGAGTATGGAAAGAAAGACAAAGCGTGATCCGCGTCTTGCAAGAGCTGGCGTTACGGGCTTCAACAAACCCAAGCGTACGCCTTCTCACCCAACTAAGAGCCACGTCGTCGTTGCCAAAGAAGGAAGTCAAGTCAAGACCATCCGATTCGGACAACAAGGCGTAACAGGCGATAGACAACCTACAAAACGACAGAAGTCCTTCAAGGCCCGTCACGCAAAGAACATTGCCAAAGGCAAGATGAGTGCAGCATATTGGGCAGATAAGGTGAAGTGGTGAAAAAGAAAGCATTTTGGGATACAAAGAACCCAAAGAAGACATCAAAGAAACTGACACCAGCACAGAAGAGCGCAGCAAAGAAGCGTGCTAAAGCGGCTGGTCGTCCATATCCAAACTTGGTAGATAACGCAGCAGTAGCAAAGAAGAAGAAGTAAGGAGAGATAAGTGGCACTAGGTGTAGATGGAACAACACTCAATCAAGAATTGAACCGCCTTGCTAATGGTGGCACTTATCGTCTCAACCCAGAGATGGTTGACCAAGCCCTTGCTGCACGTCAGTGGGCTGCTGCTAGAGGCGTAACTACCTACCATACAGACACAGTAGGAGTACTCAATGACATCGCTGGTATTACGGGTCCTGCTCTCAATCATCTCGATTTCAGCGGCGTATGTAATTACCTCGCTGGCACTTCTGGCTTGGCTGCAGCGGCTGCTCTCAGAAAGATCTCATCTTGAGCGCGAAATATAATCTTATCTGCGAACAAGCAACCACATTCAATTTTCAGTTCCAAATCAAGAATGACACTACACCTTGGGACTTGACTAACTACACAGCGACTATGACTGTGCGCCCGTTTGTTGGCGCATCTACCACCACAGTTGTAGCAACTACATCTAATGGCGAAATAACATTAGGTGCTCAAGGTAGGGTTACAGTAACTTTAGATGCCTCTATTACAGGTGCTATTACTGCAGGCCGTTATGTTTATGATTTAGTTTTAGATTCTGGTGGAGTTATTACTCGTATTCTTGAAGGCAAGTTCGTGGTGACAGGAGCTGTAACAACGTGACAACAATCATCGTCATTGAATCTATTACACCACAAGTTGCTGTAGAGTTTTCAGCAGATCAAGGACCGCAAGGAAACCCTGGCGTTACTGGTCCACAAGGACCAACAGGACCTCAAGGTCCACAGGGAACTAATGGTGTCACTGGCGCAACAGGTGCGACAGGGGCCACTGGTCCGACAGGAGTTACAGGTGCTACAGGAAGTTCTGGCCCAACTGGTGCCACAGGCCCTACGGGTTCGACGGGTGCAACAGGACCACAAGGTGCCACAGGACCCACAGGTGTTACGGGTCCAGCGGGAGCAACAGGTTCACAAGGACCTACAGGTGATACAGGAGCAACGGGAGCGACTGGACCTACTGGTCCACAAGGCGTAGAAGGCGCAACAGGACCAACAGGTGCAGTAGGCGCAACAGGCCCCGTTGGTGCTACAGGCCCACAAGGAGTTGAAGGACCAACAGGAGCAACTGGCCCAGCAGGTGTCACAGGACCTACAGGTCCCGTTGGTGCTACTGGAGCACAAGGTGTTACTGGTGATACTGGACCAACTGGTGCTACAGGCCCAGCAGGAGCTACAGGTCCACAGGGTGTACAAGGCGTTACAGGCGATACTGGTGCTACAGGTGCCACAGGGCCGCAAGGTATTCAGGGAAATATAGGTCCTACAGGGGCTACAGGACCCGTAGGAGCCACTGGACCACAAGGAGTGACTGGAGATGTCGGACCAGCAGGTGCTGTGGGCGCTACGGGCGCTACAGGGCCTCAAGGCCCACAAGGTGATGTCGGTGCTACAGGACCTACGGGTCCAGCAGGAGCGACAGGACCAGTCGGAGCAACAGGCCCTGTGGGAGCAACAGGAGCCACAGGCCCTGCGGGAGCCAATGGAGCAGTAGGTGCTACTGGACCTACAGGCCCTACTGGACCAGCAGGAACTAACGGTGCAACTGGGCCTACAGGAGCAACTGGACCAACTGGTGCTACTGGACCTGGAGTAGATGCAATCATTGTTTCGTTTATGCTAGGCGGAATGTGAAGTATTTTGACAGAATCATTGTCATCAATCTTGAACGTAGGAAAGACCGCTTAGAACAGTTTGATGCTGAAGCCAAGAGAATTGGCTTTGAGTATGAAGTCCACAAGGCAATCGATGGTAAGGCCGAAGGCATTGACCCAATCGTGGCAGGAAGACTAAGCCACATTCAGGTCTTGGAATCTATCAAGCCAGATGAGATGGTTCTTATCTGTGAAGATGATGCGATATTTGATGATGAATTTAGCACTAAGTTAGATACCCATATGGCTAAGTTGCCTGAGAACTGGGATATCTTCTATCTTGGAGCCATCAAGAATCGCACTGAACCTGTCAATGATTACTGGGTCAGGCAGTTGGAAACCACAGGTACCCACGCCTACTGCATCAAGCCAAGCAAGGTGGAGTACTTTATCCAAGCAGCTAAGGACTTTGATCTTTGGATAGATGTGGCTTACCGCCTAGTAGCAGACAAAACCAATGCTTATGTCTGCCATCCCAATATCGTGATTCAATCCGATGGATTTAGCGACTTGCGGGGACACTCCACACAGGATTTCAAAGGTTTCCGCTAGAATTGTGGTATGAGATTCCACGTCGTAAGCCTGCCACATACTAACACAACTAAAGACTTTGCAAACTGTGCGTACACTGAAAAGGTACGCAGGTTCTGCAATATGATGAAGGGACTGGGACACACAGTCTATCTCTACGCTGGCACTGAGAATGAAGCCAATGTAGATGAACTAATCCCCTGCATCACAGAGACTCAGCGTCGCTTGGCAGTAGGAAACAAGCCCTATGTCGAAGCTCCGTTTGATTACAAACTTCCGCACTGGCAGAAGTTCAACGGCAATGTCATCAAGCAGTTACGCAAGAGACTAGAGCCACAGGACTTTATCTGCCTGATTGCTGGCGCAAGTCATAAGCCAATCGCAGATGCGTACAAGTCACACATCAGCGTAGAGTTTGGGGTTGGATACTCAGGTATCTTTTCAGACTACAAAGTATTTGAGTCATATGCGTGGATGCACGCGGTGTACGCACAATTCAAGAATGCTGCCACAGTAGATGGAATGTTTTTCGATGCGGTGATTCCTGGTTACCTAGATCCAGATATGTTCCCGCTAGGCGAAGGTAAGGGCGACTATTACCTTTATATAGGCAGAATGGTTCCACGCAAGGGAGTGGATATTGCAGCGCATATCTGCAAAGTAATCGGCGCTAAGTTGATTATGGCAGGACCTGGCACACATATCCCACAGTATGGTGAATATGTAGGAGCTGTAGGACCTGAAGAGCGTGCAGAGTTGATGGGCAATGCGATAGCAACATTTGTCCCAACGTTATACCTAGAACCATTTGGCAATGTGAACATTGAGTCACAAGCCTGTGGAACTCCAGTTATCACAACAGACTGGGGTGCATTTACTGAAACTGTTGTCGAAGGCGTTACAGGCTTTAGATGCCGTAGCGTAGAAGAATTTATCTTGGCTTCACAGAACGTCAAGAACTTAGACCGCAAGGCAATTAGAGAGAGAGCAATATCGCTCTACTCTGTAGATGTCATTGCAAAGCAATACGAGAAATACTTCAACAGGCTAATGACCCTGTGGGGAGACGGCTGGTACACGGAAGGAAACAATGCCAACACTGGAGCAACTGATCGACGAGGTGAAGACTAACCTACAAGGTTATTCACTCCGCCAAGATCGCATTACCTATGTCAACAACACTGCTGGTCTAACGACCACTAGCCTAGAGATTCAAGTTGGTTCATCCGATAACCTTGCTAAAGGTTTGATTGAGATTGACAACGAACTCATCTGGGTTGATTCCTTCAACAAGACAAACAATACGCTCAATGTTATGGGAGCGCCAAGCAATCCGATTGGTCGTGGTTTCCAAGGCACAACTGCTTCGCCTCACGCTAGATATGCTCAAGTAACGCTGGCTCCAACGTTCCCACGAGTATCAATTCAGAAGGCTATCAACGATACTATCCGCAGTCTTTATCCAAAACTCTTTGCAGTAGATTCTACAACCTTTACATTCAACGCATCTCAAGTGACATATCCGCTACCTGATGATGCTCGTGAAGTTCTGTATATGAGCTGGCAGACAACTGGTCCATCTAAAGAATGGCTACCTATCAAGCGCTGGAGATTTGACCCGCTTGCCAATACTGCAACATTCAATACTCAAAAGACCATCAACATCTATGAGAACATCCAGCCTGGTAGAACTATCAAGGTCTGGTACACAATGGTTCCAGATACGATGGATAATCTTACAGATGACTTTGTAGATGTCACAGGACTTCCAGATTCTTGCCAAGATGTTATCGTCTATGGCGCATCATATCGTCTGCTTTCATTCCTAGATGCTGGTCGTATCAATCTATCCAGCGCTGAGGCAGACCTCAACGACACAAAGATTCCATCATCTGCTGGCTCTGCTATGAGCAAGTATGTATTTGCTTTATTCCAGCAACGCTTGCAGGAAGAAGCCCTCAAACTTTCTGATCAGTTCCCAATCAGACTACATCTCACAAGATAAGGAAGGCCAATAATGCGTCTATACTCGTCCATTAGCGTTGAGACGACACTTGCATCTTCACTAAGTTCAAGTGCAACGACAATGACTGTGGCTTCAGGAACTGGCTCTGCCTTACTTGGTGGGGTCACACTCGCTGCTGGAAACGTTGACCAGTTTACAGTAGCCATTGACCCTGATACCACTAACGAAGAAATTGTTTTTATTACCGCTGCCTCTAGCGATACATTCACTATCGTTCGAGCACGTGCTGGTTCATCTGGAGTAACTCACTCAGCAGGTGCAACTGTCAAGCACGTTCTTACCAGCGATGACTTGACTTACTTCAATGCTACTCTGCCAGCTACCTTGATTACAGCAAAGGGTGACTTGGTTGTAGGTAGTGCATCAGCCGCTGCGGATAACTTGGCAGTAGGTACAGATGGATACGTTTTGACTGCCGATTCTAGCCAGACTCTGGGAGTCAAATGGGCTGCTACTAGCGCAACTGCTGGTGGATCAGTTCCAGATATTTTTATGCTAATGGGCGCATAACCTAAAGGAGAAATAAATGCCAACAGTATATAAAGTCCTGGGTCAATCAGCACCCTCGGCAACAACAGCAACAACTCTATACACAGTACCTGCAGCAACATCTGCTGTGGTATCAACCATCGTCGTAGCAAACCGCGATAGCACCTCAGCGACATTCCGCTTGGCTATCCGTCCTGCTGGAGCAGCACTTGCTAACCAGCACTACGTAGCCTACGACTGCTCAGTAGGAGCCAATGACTCTACTGCGCTAACACTCGGTATTACCTTGGCTACAACCGATGTCATTACAGTCTACGCATCATCTGCAAACTTGACCTTCAACGCTTACGGAAGTGAGATTTCCTAACAATGGCTGTCAACTCATTCAATGCACAAAATCCCCCAGTAACAACTAAGGGTGATGTCTTTACGTTCTCAACTATTCCAACAAGGTTGGGCGTAGGCGCTAACAACACAGTCCTCACTGCCGACAGCACAACGGCGACAGGATTGAAGTGGGCTGCTGTAAGTGGTGGTAAAGTTTTGCAAGTTGTCAGCGCAACAACAAGCACAACAGTATCAAACAATACTGCTACTTATACCGATTCAAATCTAACAGCGAGTATCACACCTTCTTCAACATCAAGCAAAGTTTTAGTATTGTTTCATCAAAACGGCTGTTTTAGGAGTGCGGCTGGCAGTACATCAGGTTTATATTTGAGATTGCTTCGCGGAGCAACCGAAATTTTTGTCCCAGCACAAGACTGGGGCTACACCAATCTGAATCAAATTTTCTTAGGTGGCAGTATTTCGGGCGCATATTTGGATAGCCCGAGCACAACATCATCGGTCACATACAAAACGCAAGTAAAATCGGGTACAAGTTCTTTTACTGCTAGCGTTCAAGAATCCTCAAGTGCCAGCGTAATTACTTTGTTAGAAATAGGTGCATAAAATGGCTAAACCAAGAGAAGTTTTAGAAATGCTAATTCCCGACAGCCTTTGGATTATCAACGGCGAAGAATATGAAGGCATCACTTTTGTGGAAGGTCCTACAATTACCAAAGAACAATTTGAAGCAGGCTTTGCTCAGTATGATTCTTGGAAGGCACAGCAAGATGCAGCAAAGGCAGCAGAAAAGCAAGCACTCCTAGCCAAACTAGGCATCACCGAAGACGAAGCCAAACTACTACTCTCCTAAAAGGACTTATCTGTAATGGCTATTACCCGTATCAAAAACTCTACTATTGGAAATAAGACTCCAAAGTACAACGATGTCTTGGCTGGACTACCGTTCAGACCAATCATCGGTACTGCCTCAGACGGTGGTAATGGTACAAGCGCATCTGTTGCCTTTACTGGTAACAACGTTGCCAACGGTACGATTACCTACACCGCACTGTCGAGTCCTGGAAGTTTTACTGGCACTGGCACAGCTTCACCGATCACTGTATCGGGCTTGACTGCTGGCACTGCCTACACCTTTCAGGTCAAGGCGGGTAATAGCCTAGGAGATTCTGCATATTCTGCAGCAAGTAACAGCGTCACGCCAGTACGTACTGTATCTACTAACTATCTTGTTGTAGCAGGCGGTGGTGGTGGCGGTGGAGGTTCAGGCACAGGAGGAAGTCGTTCTGGTGGCGGCGGTGGTGCTGGCGGTTTGCGTTGTACAATAGATGCAACTGGAGGCGGCGGTTCGCTTGAATCTGTTTTAGTACTAAACTTGAACACGAATTATACAGTAACTATTGGTGCGGGTGGTGCTGGTGGTGCTGCAAATACAAATGGCACAAGCGGTAACAATTCCGTATTTTCCACAATTACTTCAACTGGTGGTGGCGGTGGTGGTCGAGGTGGAGATGGAACTAATGCAGGCTTGACAGGTGGTTCTGGTGGCGGTGGTGGTTCTAGTAACTCGGCTGCTGGCGCTGGTGGTAGTGGAACTTCCAATCAAGGTTATGCTGGCGGTGCTGGTGCTTCAACAAATGGCGGTGGTGGTGGTGGTGGTGCTGGTGCAACTGGAACCGCTGGCTCGTCAGTTCCAAATGGTGGTAATGGAGTTTCAACAAGTATTAGTGGTTCCAGCGTTTCTTATGGTGGCGGCGGTGGAGGAACTCAAAGCCGTACAAAAGGAACTGGTGGAACTGGTGGTGGTGGAGATGGCGCAATCGGCTATCCATCAAATACTGCTGCAACCGCAGGTACGGCTAATCGCGGTGGTGGTGGTGGTGCTGGTACAACAAATGATGATACTGGCACACAAGTCGCTTCCGCAGCAGGTGGCTCAGGCATAGTCATTCTTCGCTGGCCAACGGCTTCAGGAACCATCACAATCGGTGCAGGCTTGACTGGTTCCACTACAACAAGCGGCTCAAACACAATCGCAACTATCACTGCTGGTACTGGAAATGTGAGTTGGTCATAATGGCACATTACGCATTTATCAATGATGACAATATAGTGACAGAAGTTATCGTAGGTATTGACGAGACAGAACTTATTGAAGGACTAAATCCTGAAATTTGGTACGGAAACTTTCGTGGTCAACGTTGCGTCCGTACTTCCTACAACAGCAACATTCGCAAGAACTATGCAGGTATTGGTTTTATCTACGATGAAACCCGCGATGCCTTCATTCCGCCCAAGCCGTTCAACTCTTGGATTCTAAATGAAGATACCTGTTGCTGGGAAGCGCCAGTATCTATACCTACTGATGGAAAATTATATGAATGGAATGAAACAGGCCAGAAATGGGACGAAGTTTCGTTTGAATAACGACATTGATTGGGTTGCTATCAATGCAGCCCATCGTCAATGGATAGCAGAAGGCAGACACTTGCCTTTCAAATGCCCTGTAGAGGGTGGAAGTATTCGAGGCTGGACCTCAATCTAAACACAAAAGCAAGGAGTAGTTAGTGGCACCATATGGCGATGACATTACCGAAGGCATTCCCTATGTGCTTTCAAACCCTGCTGGCTCGACTAACTATCAAGCCACAGGTGTTGCCTACGATGTAGCCATCAACGGCTTGCCATTCTTTCTGGCTGCCAGTGATGATTCACCCTATCGTCGTGTCACGGCTCAGTACCGTAAGCAACAGTATGACCAGACCCGTGAGGCTGGTGAACAGTCTCTGACTGGCTGGTGGTTCAGATCGCAGTCATCATTCCACCTAGGTCAAGGCATCAAATATTTTGAGCCAGCTCAGGATGAATCACTGCGATTCCAATACACCGAATCCAAAGGTGTAGATGTCTGGACTAAAGGACAAGCAACTCTGATTCTAGATGTGGATGCTACACACCACACTACAACCAACCTCAATGCAAATCTTAGACCTAATCAGTTCCTGCGTTCCATTCAATGGGCGCAGAATGGTAATACTTACCTTGGTTGTCTAATGCTTGATGGCTATGACATTGACAAGATATATCCAACCATCACTGCAACTGTTACTAACAAGGCTCTGACAAGCAATGTGGCTACATTGACAACCAGCCCTGCACACGGCCTAGCAGTAGGTATGGAAATCGTAGTCACTGGCGTAGATGCTACCTTCAACGGAACCTACACCATTGCCTCAGTGCCTAGCACAACTACCTTTACCTATGCCAAGACTGCCTCAAATGTGCCATCGGCAGCGGCAACAGGTACTGTCACTAGCAATGTCCAGCACTTTGTGGACTACAACTCAGGTACCGATGACAAGGTATATGGCTACTGCGATGATGGTGTGTACTGCTACTGGATTACTAACGTTACCGCTGGTGGCTCTACCAAACTAACGATGTACAAGAAGTTACTCACTGACTACGCATCAGTAGCTGCAACCCAAATGTTCCAGGTAACAGGTCTTATCGCTACCAACGTAGTAATGGAGTTCACCAAGGAACGTATCGTTGCCTGTATCAACAACAAGGTTCACGAGATTGCAACCAATGCAACGTCTCTACCTACTGCTGTCTATACCCATCCAGTAGATGACTTTGTGTATACCAGCATTACATCAAGCGGTGCTGCTATCTACTGCACTGGGTTCTCAGGCACCCAATCCAATATCCAGAAGTTCACCTTGGCATCTAACGGAACGATGCCTACCCTGACCAGCGCTATTACTGCCGCTGAAATGCCTAGCGGAGAGCGCGTCTATAAGATTGCTTACTATCTTGGCTATATGCTCATTGGTACTACTAAAGGTATCCGAGCTGCTGCAGTATCTGACGATGGATCTCTAGCCTATGGCCCGCTTATTTGGGAGAACACCCAACCTGTCTATGACTTTGCATTCCGTGACAAGTTTGCGTGGGCTGCAACTGGTGTAGAAGATGAGCCAGGAACTATCCGTCTTGACTTATCTACACAGATTGCTCCACTGGTATTTCCGTATGCCTATGACACTTACTACGCATCAGGTGATACCACCCGTGAGACAACTGCCTGTGCCTTCATCAATGGCACCAACCGCCTAGCCTTTACAACCAATGCCACAACTACAGATGGCTCTGTCTATATTGAATCAGAGACTAGATTAGTTTCATCTGGTTATATTCAGACTGGCTTTGTCCGTTACAACACCCTTGAAGGTAAGATATTCAAGCTACTTACCCCACGTATTGATACCGACAATGGCGGTCTTATTATCAAATCTATTTCTTATGATAATACCGAGTACCCAATCGCTTCTTTTGCTGAAGATGGAACTGTGCAAGAAGTTGGAATTCCATACCCACAGGGAGCGCAAGAGTATCTAGGATTCAAATTCACAATGACCCGTAGTTCTACTGACAATACTAAGGGTCCACTGTTTACTGGTTATCAACTCAAGGCTCTGCCAGCAGTACCACGCCAGAGACTTATCCAGTACCCACTGTTCTGCTATGACAGAGAAGCCGATAAGTACGGCGTACAAGTGGGCTTTGAAGGTTCTGCTTGGGCAAGAATGCAACAACTTGAATCAGTAGAAAACGCAGGCGATACCATCCGAGTAGAGGATTTCCGTACAGGAGAATCCTATATTGGCCTGATAGAAGAGATGGACTTTATCAACCGCACACCGCAAGACAAGAGGTTCTCAGGCTTTGGCGGAACCTTAGTTGTCACTATCAGATCCGTATAGGAGCCGTAAATGACCCCTGCTGATTGGGCAATGCTCATTGCCACTGTTCTTGGAATAGCCTCAACTGTATTTATGGGATTGAAATGGCTAGTCCGTTCGTTTCTATTTGAACTCAAGCCCAATGGTGGGTCATCACTGAAAGACACAGTGACCCGACTTGAAAAACGAGTTGATGAAATCTACAAGATTTTGGCAGAAAGAGGATGACGAATGAAACCTGTTGCAAAACGTGCAACACCTGCTGCTATTGCCGTTCTTCGGCAGGCAACTGCGCTTGTTCCGAAGCGCAACAAAGCATCGGATGGACTATTACCAAGCAAGGCTCACATCAAGGCAAGTCCTAACTCAGATCACAACACAGGCCTAGCAGTAGACCTGACCCACGATCCAAAGGCAGGTATTGACTGTGCCGAGATATTTGAAAAACTCAAAGAAGATGAAAGGGTTGCTTACCTTATCTTCAATAAGAAAATTTGGTCACGCCTCAAGGCTAGCGCTGGCAATCGTGTTTATACTGGCAGTAATTCACACTCTAAGCATCTTCATATTTCTATCAACGCTGATAGCGCTAATGACACTAGCCCTTGGTTCTGGTGGATGAATCAACCTAAAGTTGTGAATCAGGTCAAGGCTGCCCTGCAGCCTCAGCCCAAGAAGAAGGTGGTAGAAGGTGTCGTTGTGACACCTGTATGCACCTGCTGCAAGGTTCACAGCAAACAAAAGAAAGGCAACTAATGGAAACACTCAAGCAAGTATCGCTTACGTGGTTTCGTGCTGCAGCTTCCGCTGCTATTGCACTTTACCTAGCAGGAGAAACTGATGTAAAGACCCTTGGAGCAGCAGCACTTGCTGGCTTCTTAGGTCCAGTACTCAAGTGGCTCGATCCATCGGCTAAAGATTTTGGTCGCGGAGCAGCGTAGTTTGTAGATAGCGCGAGGCAAAGGCCCTCATCCCTTACGGGATGGGGGCTTCTTTTTTTATGCCTGAAAGTGGGCGAATCTTATCTATCGGAACCTGATGATTATGAACCTTGTTACCCTCTGGACCTGTCCAAGAAGGCTCGTATTGCTTGATATCAGCAACAGTATTCCAGCCATAGATGATGACTTCTGTGGGCTGTAGCGGGTCTACAGAGGTCCATAGAAGGGCATCTGCTTTCTTCTCTAGGAATGGCAGTTGCTTACTTGATACTGCCCTGCCCCATACCTGCCAGTAATTAGTGTTCCACGTCTTGATATCCCAGCGCACAGTATCTGCTGTGATATCACAGAAGTTATCCTCTTCAGCATTGAGAAAGTGTGGAGTAGTTTCCATACCCAACTGCTTGAAGTATTTATGGGCAGCTAGTTCACCGAACCTGCCAATGGAGTGTGATGATCTAAGGTTTCGGTAATGACCATTGAAATTCTTGTACTTCTGATAGGTCCTCTCTGACAGTTCTTCGGCTATAAGCAAGTCTTCTTCTGTCAGGGGAATGTTCATTCTGGTCTATCTACTGGACAAGGAGCTTTGAGTAGGTTTCCACAATTAGCACATTGTACATCCAAGGCATACCAAACTATCTCGTAGTTCTCAAACTGGACATACGTGTTGAACACGGTACAACCACAGACACACTGGTGGGTTGGACCTACATCGCGGAGGTCAGAGGCTTGAATTGGTGGGATGTCTTGGCTATATTTCAGCAGCCGAAGTAGACGGAACAACACAGTCCTCACTCCCATCGGCCCGTGAGGGCCGCTACTGTAATTCGCCTAACGGCTCATATTGTAATGAACTGGTGTGTCGCTACCGCGACGACACGCCGAAGGATGTATAGTTCCGCTATGACAACATTGGTGGCGGTGGAACTGGAAGACCTAGCGGTCTTAGCTGCTGATAGCCAAATCACTGAAGACAGTATGAGGACTGTTAGTACCTCAACTCCGAAAATAATTCACATCGGTAAGTACCTGCTGGGTATTGTCGGTGATGCTAGACCTGGTGACATCTTGACCTATAACTGGACTCCGCCTGTATACAAAGGTGCAGACCCCGTTCAATGGATGGGTAAGAAAGTGATGCCATCAATACTCACGGCTTTCAAAGAGAATGGATATGACCCGTATGAAGCGTCGAAAGATAAGGAATCAGGATTCGACTACATTGTCGCGTTTGATGGGAATGTATTCCATATCGCGACGGACCTGTCGTTCATCAAGAGTGATAACGGCATTTATGGAATCGGCAGTGGCGGCGCTTATGCTCTTGGTTATCTTTATGATCGTATGGGTCGTCTCACTATTGGTAATGTAGAGCAACACGCCGAGAAAGCCGTTCAGATAGCCTCGATGCTTGACATCAATACCTGTCCTCCGATTCAATTAGTTACTCAAAGACGGGAGATAACGTGAGAAAAGACTGGAGAGTGTGGACTGTTCACATCAACAGCTACCATATAGATAACTGGGCTATTGGCTTGGACTACTACAAGATATTTGATAAGGCACCGATTGCACTTATCGCTAGAGTTTTGCAAATAAATTTGCTATTCTTCAACATCACTCTTACGAGATGGCAGGCTCCGCGATGGATATAAAAGAACTACTTGTAAAGGCTCTTCACGAGAAAGAGAACAAGCGTGGCAGGTCCACACAAGTTCAGATTGGTCCATCAGAATTAGGTGGCTGTCGCCGTAAGGTGTGGTATCGGTTGAATAATCAACCTGAAACCAATGACAACGAGATAAAACTCGCAGCGATTATGGGGACTGCCATTCACGCTGCAATAGAGAATGCACTTGCAGAGAATCAAGAGGTTCTTCTGGAGAAGACCGTTGAGTTCGACGGTATGAAGGCCCACGTTGATTGCTTCATTCCTGGGACAGGAGATGTCGTTGACTGGAAGACTACGAAAGTCAAGAACCTTTCTTACTTTCCGTCAGAACAGCAACGCTGGCAAGTACAAGTCTATGGCTACCTGATCTCTAAGTCTGGCTTGGGGAAGGTCCAGAACGTGAATCTTGTAGCCATACCTCGTGATGGGGACGAGCGTGACATCCTAGTTCACAGCGAACCCTATGACGAAGCCATCGCACTAGAGGCTCTGAATTGGTTAGCAGCGATTCGGACTATGACTGACGCTCCCGCGCCTGAAAGACACGAGAGCTACTGTCAAAGCTACTGCAAATTCTATGATGCCTCTGGTGAGATGGGATGCGTTGGTATAAAAAAAGGACTTACCAAGTCTGAGTTACCTCAGCTTGATGACTTTGAAGCTGCGATGGATGCGCTACATTACACGCAGATAGACACCGAAATAAAAACATTAGAAGAAAAGAAACAAGCACTACGCGATAAGTTGCTTGGTAAAACTGGAGTTACTACTACTGGATACGAGATCAAGTGGTCTACTGTTCAGAGTAATACCATCGACAAGGAAGCAGTGGAGAAAGCACTAGGCTTTGTGCCGATGAAACAAGGGAAGGAAAGCGCAAGGCTTTCCGTCAAAAAGACTGGAGATAAATAATGGCTGCACCAGAGTCAACAAAGTTCCAGGTGAATTTCAAATCACCAGATGGAACTCTTATCAATTTGTACGCTGCGAATAAGGAGGAACTGGAATCGCTGCTTGCTGCAGCGCAGGACTTTTCTGCCCTCATTGGAAGCGTTAGCCAATCATTCTCAGGCGCTCCATCTGTTGCGCCCGTACGTGCTGCTGCGCCAGTAGCATCTGCACCTGCGCCACAAGGTGGCGCTAATGTCTGCAAACACGGACCAATGGCTTACAAAGAAGGCGTAAGTGCTAAGGGTCCTTGGAAAGGTTATATGTGTCAGGCACCAAAGGGTGCTACTGACAAGTGCCAAACTATCTGGGTCCGATGACCCAATGCGAGAGCCTCGTGAATTCGAGGATCCTCTCTGCGCTCAATCAGGTGGTGACTTCTGGTTTCCAGAACCAGGACAAGGGACAAAACCTGAGACTTACTTCGCTAGAAGTATATGTGGTAAGTGTATCCATCAAGCTGAGTGTGCAGAATGGGGTATCCATAACGAGCGTTACGGAATCTGGGGTGGCCTTACAGAGGCACATCGAAAGCAGATAAGAAAACAAAGAAGAATAGTAATACGACGGGAGGAAAGTGCTTAGGTTAGACCGCGCTTGGAAGACTGCCCATACATTGGCGCAGCCACTTCCGACTGTGTGGAAAGACTTAGATACTAAAGGCATAAAGTTTCGGCGTGGTCAAGTGTGTATGGTTGCCGCTGCACCTAACGCTGGAAAGTCTATGTTCGCTCTTGTCTATGCTATCAAGGCCAAGGTGCCTACTCTGTTCTTTTCTGCAGATACTGATACTGCTACGGTGATGTTGCGTGCTGCAGCACATCTAGCAGGTCACACCCAAGAGACTGTAGAGAATCAAATGAGTATCAATCCTGATGCTTATGAAGAAAATCTACAGGCTATATCACACATACAGTGGGTCTTTGATTCATCACCAAACCTTGATGATATTGAGGCAGAGGTAAAGGCCTATATTGAACTCTATGGCATCGCACCACAGTTGATAGTCGTAGATAACCTGATGAATGTCATCGCTGAATCTGATAATGAGTGGGCAGGCTTACGCCAGATAATGGTGGAGCTACACGATATGGCACGCAAGACAGAAGCCTGCGTGCTTGTTCTGCATCACGTATCAGAGCAGACTGAGTACGGATCTATGACTGAGCCACCGCACCGACGAGCAATCCAAGGTAAGGTATCTCAACTACCAGCTCTGATACTCACGCTGGGTTACAACCCGTTTGAGCATACGCTTAGGGTTGCAGCCGTAAAGAATCGTTTCGGAAAGCATTCAGTTGATGGCAAGGATTGGGCAGGTTTATTCGTAAACTTTGCCACCTGCCAAATATCTGACGCTGATGCTTACGGCAGGATGGTCTATAACTCTAACTTAGCGAGGGCTTTGTGAGTTCATACAATAAGGCTAAGGGTTCCAAGTTTGAGACGGATGTAATGAAATACTTGAGGAAACTGGGACACTTCGCCGAGCGCCTAGCCAAGGCGGGATCTAATGATGAAGGTGACATCGTTACCATAATCGCAGGTCAGACCTATATTCTGGAGTGTAAGAACCGTAAGTCAATCAATCTTCCGCAGTTCTGGGCAGAAGCTCAGACTGAGGCAGCCAACTATGCGAAGGCTCGTGGACTACCCGTCACCCCACCAGCCTTCGTCATAGTCAAACGCAGAAATGCCAGCATCGCAGATGCGTGGGTAATACAAACATTATCAGAGTGGGTCAATAACATAGCCGAAGAGTTAGGAGTAGATGATGCCAGTGCCAGAAGGACAGATAACGACATCCAAGATTTGGACGAGTGAAGATGTACCACTACCAGAGGAACCGACTGAGGTAGAAGAGAAGGAAGAAGAAAGAGAAGAAGATGAACAATCTAATTGATGAAATAGTTTCTATAATGATGTCACCAGGTGTTGCTGGTAATGGGGCAGCAAAGATTATCAACTTGGTTCTTGAAGATGTAGAACTTGCAAAGAAGGTAGCAGAGGATTACGTCCCGTATGTAGAACCTGCTTGGTCTGGCAGTACTGGATGGCAAGTATGATCTGCAGTAGCTGTTGTTGGGCAGGTCATCACAACACCATTGGTAAGACTGACCTAGCCAAAGAGTTTCACGAGAAGTGTGAAGGAGACTGCGGATGCCAGCACAAGACTGGTCCAGGGTGGTTCGTGCGAAGAGGTCAAAGACCAACTCAGATGCAAACTCAATCTCCATAGCAGATGTAGTTAGGCACTTTGGAGGAGAAGTAAAAGAAGGGCGCAACGTATCGGTGCGCTGTTGTATGCACGATGACTCTCGCAAGAGTGCAGTCATCGATACATATAACAACCTGTATTACTGTCACACCTGTGGCAAGGGTGGCAATGCAGTCAATGTCATAATGGAATTAGAGAATGTGGGGTTCAAAGATGCTCTCGCAAGAGCAGGCGAAATCGTTACAGGAGGCAGCTCACCATTACGCGGAGGCAATAAGCGACGAGGCTCTAGCCTATCTCGCAGGACGTGGAATATCTGAAGAGGTAGCAGCTCGCTACCGACTAGGAACTATCACAGATCCGATAGAAGGGCATCAAGGATATGAGGGTTGGATTTCCATACCCTACTTCACCGCTTTAGATTTATGTGTAGGTTTCAAGTTCCGCAGGCTTGATGATGGCAAGCCAAAGTATGGCTCACCTGTAGGACAGAAGACTCACCTGTTCAATGTTGTAGCTACAATGTCTGCAACTAAGAGCATCGTCATCTGTGAAGGTGAGTTCGATGCGATTATTATGGATGCAGTCTGTGGTGTACCAGCAGTAGGAGTACCTGGAGTAGCGGCGTGGAAACCTTTCTATCCCAAACTATTCGGTGGCTTTGATGTTGTGTATATTCTCGGAGACAATGATGTGAAAGATGATGGCACCAACCCAGGAGCAGAGTTCTCTAGGCGTGTCGCAGGTGAGGTTACGAACTCACAAATCGTACAATTACCACCAGGTATGGACATAACAGACTTCTATCTGGTGAATGGAAAAGAAGCAACAGCCAACCTAGTAGGAGGAGTCAAGTGAGTGAACAAGAACCAGTCTCTCCAAGAGGCAGCAAGATTATTGATGGATATGGGGATGATAATAGTAGCGATAGATTACAAGGCTGGGACTATTACCTGTCAACCGATGCCAGCAAGAAAGTAAGTGGACAGTTTGTCGAAGATGTCTGGAGAATCTATGACACAGCAGGCTCGCTCTTGCTCAGAAAGCATCACGATTACGGTCCGAAAAACATCGCTCACAGTCCAGGTGGCGCACTCAATGGACTCCGAGTGCGGATGTGGGACAAAATTGCTCGCATCAATAATCTCCTCGATAGCGGCGCTCACCCCTCCAACGAATCCTTGAGAGATTCCTTTGTAGATTTGATGAACTATTCTGCTATTGCAATTATGGTATTGGACCGCAAGTGGCCCGAACTCCCAGGTGACGACAAATGATTAGAGAAGAATTGCACAATGGCAGGGAAGATGGAAGAGTAATCAACCTTCCAGACTATTTACCCACTGAAGTTCATATACCTTATGTAAATTTTGATGTTGTTGAGGCTATAGAAAATAGCGATGATCCTACTCAGCCTCTGATGTTTCATCAAACTATCTACAAACTTGATACTACTGACTTGAAGTACAAGTACGCAGGAGAGGTCAAGTGAGAGCAGACCTACCTGAAGCAGAAAAGAAAGCATTGCGACGTAAATACAATGCTGCTTGGCTTGCTAAAAATCCAACTGCCTATCGGGATAAACATTACAAAAAGAGATACGGCATTACCATTGAGCAGTATGAAGAGATGAACCAAAAGCAAAATGGTTTATGCGCTATCTGTAAAAGACCAGAGACTAGAAAGAAAGTTGATGGAACTACTAGAGTTTTATCAGTTGACCACTGTCATAAATCAGGTCAGGTAAGAGACTTGCTTTGTGGTGCGTGTAATCTAGTTCTTGGGCATATCGAGAAGTATAATATCCCTATGGAAAATGTTATTGCTTACCTCCAGAAATGGCCTGAGTTACCAGATGTATAGTAAATCAATGCACGATAAATGGGCAGAATTATTTATGTCCACCTGTCCAGAGTCTCCGACTTGCGCTTACTGCCAGCACTACGCTGACATTATTCGTAAGCCACAGGTATTTACTGACCTAGAGAAAATGGATTTGTTTGTTGCGTGTATGAAAAAGATTTCAGAATTATCACGGAGGTTGGAGAAGGTTGACTGAGAAGTATTCGTGGTACAAGGCGGCGCTACGCCGTAAAAAGATACAAGAAGCGAAGAGATTGAAGGCTGCCCGTTACGTTGAAGAGATGAATAAGAGAGCCAATGAGTACGATACATCCCGCAATACCTGACATCGCATCTAGTGTAACCACGACTATCTGTCGTAGGTTTCGTGGCTATGTGGACCGAGAAGACATAGTTCAAGAGTGTTACTCGTGGTACTTATCGCGCACAGAACACCTTGATAACCTTCTCAATGAAGAGAATACAGTACAGAGAGTTATCAACGAGAAGCGTATTGCGTGGCAGATGAGACGACATTGCGAGCGCTACGCTCGTAAAGAGAAGGCTATCCGTAGCGGATATAAACCAGGAGATGAAGCCTTCTATGACACAGTAGTAATCGCTCAGCTTCTCCCCCACGTTATCGCCTCCGTTGTAGATAACACAGTGCTAGAGCAGGCACAGAACCTCATCAACGATGGTCAGCCAAAGAAGCAGTCTGCTCCTGCTGAAGGTGGCAACCTGCTCGCCACACTCATTGACATCAAGAAGGCGTACCTCAAACTAGATGTGATGGACAAAGATATTCTCATCAAGAGATACCACGAGAACCTTACTCTCCAAGAGTTAGCTACCTATCTAGAGTGTGCTACCTCTACTGCCGATCGTAGATGTCAGAACTCTCTACGCAGATTACAGAATAATCTTGGTGGCGAAAGTCCTTATCAGTGATTTATCAATACAAGTGTCCGACCTGTCAGCTAACCTCCGAAGTTGATAGGTCTATCCACGCTGAAGCGAGCAACCCCTTCTGCTCGTGTGGCGAAATGATGAATAGAGTCTGGTCCTCGCCCCCGATTGCCTTCCGAGGATCAGGCTTCTATTCAACTGATAAATAAGAAAGCCCCGCCGAAGCGGGGCTACTTACGCTGACGTGAAAGGATAAGAAACGCGTCAGCAGTCCTTTACTGTACCATAGACAATCGTTTCTCTGCAATTTGAGCGTACTCTGGGTTGAGTTCTATTCCAATATACTTTCTATTATTCTTCTTGGCTACTACTCCAACAGTGCCAGAGCCAAAGAATGGATCGAGCACCACTCCTCCTTCTGGACTTCCAGCAAGAACGCAAGGTTCGACCAGGCGCTCTGGCATCACCGCAAAATGTGCTCCCTTGAACGAAGCTGTTGGGATAAACCAGACATCACGTTTATTTCTACCCGATGGATTGACGAATCTATCACCCATCTTATCCGTATCTATTCCATCTGGTCCTGTCTTTGCACTTGGTCTGTTTGTTTTCCATCCAGATTGAGCACGCTTCAAGGATACTTCTGATACAGGTTCTTTGATAGCGATATGGTCGTAGTAATACTTAGGAGATTTGGTCAGTAAGAATACGTATTCGTGACTCTTGGTACACCTATCTCGCACCGACTCTGGCATAACGTTTGGCTTTGCCCAGATAATATCCTGTCTTAGATACCATCCATCATTAGACAAAGCAAAGGCTAATCTCCAGGGTATGCCCACAAGTTCTTTATCTTTTACGTCAGCCTTGAAAGATGATCGGTCCAGGTGATTTTCCTGGGCTGATTGTTTATCAGAGTCAAACTTCTTGCCAAAGTATCTCTCATTGAAACCAGCCTTAGTTGAGCCTTTTCCTGCAGGCTTATAGCTATCTCCGATATTGAGCCATAGGGTTCCATCCTCACGTAAAACCCTACGAACTTCTCTAAATACCTCAACCATTTTTGAGACGTACTCTTGTGGCGTAGGTTCTAAGCCTATCTGTCCATCATTGCCATAGTCTCTAAGCCCCCAGTATGGAGGACTCGTGACGACACAGTTGATACTGTCATCTGGTAATTCTTTGAGTTTATCTATGACATCCCCGATGAGTATCACTTGACCTCCTTAGTAGTGTTTGTGGGTAAGAGCAAACTTGTAAGCTTTACAAGGTGTTCCATAACGTTGATCAACGTAACGTAAGCCTCGCAGTATTTGGAGTTCAGGTCTTCGACTTCTCTCTCCAAGGAGTTGAGCAATTCCGAAAGCTGAACTTCTTGGGTTCTGGGCGAAGTGATCAAACCTGCTCTCTTTGGTCCATAAAGAGAGAAGGCATTTCCATTCTCCTCCTCGCCAACCAAACGCAACCCAAGCATATTCTTTTGCGATCCTTTTATTTTCACGCTTCTCCTCCATCGTTGCCTTCGCCCTTACTATTGCCACGTCCTTTGGATATTCCACTTGTCCTGTCGGATGTGCCAGTACTATCCATAGTGCGCTTAGTCCTACCGCTAAGATCAAGCCACGTCTTACCTTCTGCCTCATCTTTTGCCCTCTCCTGCTCAAGAAACTCTTTATACTGGTCGGGATATTCTCTGGCTAGGCGCGATAAAGCCCTCGTCCTCGCCCTCTGGTAGTTACGTAGCCATAGCGCATACTTCTCGCCATACTCTCGTCGTTTAGCTTCTCGGTTCATTGAGTTTATCCTCCCATACGATTAGCAGATAGGCAATTATAGTCATTAGTATTACACCTAAGAACATCATCTCGCCTTTTCCCTCTCACTTGTAATCGTAGCCAGCACTAGGTTAGTCACTTCGATCTTGTCCGTTACTAGCACAGGCTCTTCGATATCTTCCTCATTCCAGACCGAGACGAAGATAGCGTTGTCAAGCCCACGCCTAAACCATTCCACAGCTTCGCTTGGGCTTGCCCCACCCCAAGCAATATCTCCCTTGCGGTCCATAACCTCATAAAAGTTAGTCAGTTTCACTTGCTCTCCTCCTCTGTCCAAGTCCAGCCGACTTTGTATCCTGCTTTCTCAAAACCTTCTACCGTTGCCCCTATCGGAATTGTTAGAGGTAAGGTTGCTAAATTTCTACCTGTATCCTTCTCGTAAATTGTAAATCCTTTAGTCATTTGCCTTCTCCTCCTTATAGTTGATTAGGTTTAGTTCGTTCAGGGCATTGACCATACGGATCAGGTTCTCTCCTGCCCTCTTGCTATCTCCTTCGACCATCTGCTTGACCGCAAGGTCACGGCATAGGTCTGCCTTTGCTTGATAGTATTCCTTGTTCATTGTCTTATCCTTTCATCGTTGCAGTTGTCACAGAGGAAAGTTCCTCCGCTTGGGATATATCTCCATTGTTTATATTCAAGCCCTCGCCCACACCCATCACAGTAGGTAAAGGGTTTAGCCTTCTCGCTTTCTTCCCCACACGGGGTTTCAGCGTGTTTCGTTAGTGTGCGATCAGAGAAAGTCCAACCGCACACACCACACTTAGGCATACTCTCCCTCTCTTTCGAACTCGCACTCATCACAGGCACACGCCAGCACTTCTGCGTCACCATAAACCTCGCCAGCACCTAGCGCAATCCACTCCTTGGAGTCGCACCAATAGAACACTTGGTCGTCTAGTGGTAACTCCTCCGTCTCCCCCTCAAACTCATCAGGAATCAGGGCGAAGGTTCGCACTTTCTCCTCCTCGCCTTCCACCTTCGTCCAAAATTGAGCTGTCATAATTTGTTCTGCGGTAATCATTCGCTTACCTCCTCTCTCTCGTAGCCCATAATTTCCCACGCGCTTCCGAGAATAGCCTCCTGCCATTCTCCACAGTGTTCGCAAGAATAGTCAGCGTTAGCAGTGGATAACACCAACCCACGCAACCCACAGAATCTACACTTATCCATTTACTTCCTCTCCTTATTCTTGATTTCTACTTTACTCAGCACCCACAACACGCCAGAAATAATCAGCGCGTAGGTTATGACCTGCCCTAGTCCGTTGATCCAG